ATAATTAAACTCGGGGCGCCTGGTAATGCAGGCGTCCTTTAAAAGGAGGACAAAACATGGCAGCAGACACAGTATTAAATACAACTGTATTTGACGGAGCAAAAAAACTTATCACTCACTACAATGTAGTTTCGGGTGACGGAGAAGGAAGCACAACTAAAATAGTTGATGTTTCTGGGTTAAATTCAAACAATGGTAAAACTTGCAAAACTGTAAGACTAAATAAAGTTAGATTTAATGTTTCAGTTACAGCACCAGCCGATGCAATTAGAATGCAATGGGATGCAACAACAGATGTTGTATTTCAAACATTAGCAGGTGAAATGGACTTTGATTATAGCGACTTTGGTGGTTTGAAAAACACAGAAGCCAGTGGATTTACTGGTGATGTAAATGTCGTTTTACCAGCTTGCGCCGCAGGAGATACAGGCACAATTGTTTGTGAATGGCTTAAAGTCTACGAATCGTAGGAGTTTAAATGGCTAATACTACCTCGGGAACAACAACGTTCGACAAAACTTTTTCTATTGAAGAAATAATAGAAGATGCATTTGAACGTATCGGATTAAATTCAGTTGCAGGTTATCAACTTAAATCTGCAAGACGGTCTCTTAACATTTTATTTCAAGAGTGGGGTAATCGAGGTATTCACTATTGGGAAATAGACGAAACTAATCTTGATTTAATTGAAGGTCAATCAGACTATGATTTTTTTAGAGCTAGTGGTGATGGGACTTCTGCAACAACTACTCCTACTAATGGAATATATGGTATGTCCGATGTCCTTGAGGCGCAGTTAAGATCTAATAGAACTCAAACAACACAATCAGATAGTCCAATGACAAAAGTAGATAGATCTACTTATGCAGGTTTTTCTAATAAATTATCAAAAGGTACTCCTAATCAATATTGGGTAGAAAGATTTATTGATAAAGTTAGAATACACGTTTATCCAACTCCAGACTCTACAAATGCATCTAAAGACATGCATTTTTATTTTATAAAAAGAATTCAAGATGTTGGTGATTATACAAATGCAACAGATGTTCCATTTAGATTTGTGCCTTGCATGACTTCAGGTTTAGCTTTTTATTTAGCACAAAAATATGCACCACAGTTAGTTCAACAAACAAAATTATATTATGAAGATGAATTAGCAAGAGCTCTTGCAGAAGATGGTTCAGCTTCTAGTACATATATTACACCAAAAGCTTATTACCCAGGAGCATAATGGCAATACTTACAAAAGGAATGGGCGCAATCATGAAACTTAGAAAAAGTAGAAAAGTTTCTGATTTACAAAAAGCCGGAAAAGTTCCAGTAAAAAGAGTGACAATAGATTCAAAAGGTAGAGAGAGAAAAAATACAGACTATGTAGGTGGTCCCTTAAAAGATTTTTCATATAAACCTCAAATGCCTAGAAAAAGAGGACAAGGTAAATTGTTTGGTGAAAAATTTGAAAAACCAAAAAAAGATCCAAAACAATTAAAGTTTAAATTTAAAGGCGAGGATAAAGTAGATCCAAAAAAAAGATTAAAAACTGCAATTAAAAGAGCAGAGGTTCAATAATGCCAAAATACGCAACAGGTAAACATGCAAAAGCAATATCAGATAGATCTGGTATGGAATTTCCATACAGAGAAATGGTTAGGGAATGGAATGGTGCGTTTGTACATGTTTCTGAATTTGAACCAAAACAACCACAATTAGAACCAAAACCTCTTTCTGCTGATGGGGTTGCATTAAGAAATGTTAGAAGTGATAGAACAGAACCAGCAACAACTGTAAGAATAACGAATAATGGTTTTGAAACATATGAAGCAGGATCTCGTATTATAAATGTATTTTCACCTGGACATGGTTTAACTAGTGGAACAACTTACAGATTTAGAGGATCACCAACTACATCTGCAGGAAGTTCATTTACATATTCTAACCCACAAGGTTTTGATGGTATTACAGGTGCTAATATAGCAAAGTCAGCAGGTTATACAATTACAACAGGATTATATAAAAATGATGCAGTCGTAACAACAGATTATGCTACATCTAATTATTTTCATTTTACAGTTGATACAGATACTGCTACAACTGGTGGAATAAAAGGAGGAGGATACGGTTGTTCTGTTGGACCCGTAACCATAGAAGCATAATGAAAAATATTTGGAATTGGATAAAAAATTTATTTACACCTAAAAAAATAAAAGAAGATGTAGACACATCTGAAGAATCTGTGTCTGTAGAAGAAACAGCAAAACAAAAAAAGATACGTTTAAAACACAGGGGAGATATTAAATAATGGCTGGATTAAGTGCATCAGGATTAATAACTCAAATAAGAAGTTATACAGAAACAGACTCTAATGTTTTAACAGATGCTGTTTGTGAAAATATTATATTAAATGCACAGTATAGAATATTTAGAGATGTACCTATTGATGCAGATAGAAAACAACAAACAGGTAATTTAGTTACTGGACAAGAAACAATAAATGCTCCAGCAGGAGCAGTATTTATAAGAGGAATACAAGTATATGATTCAACATCAGAAATAACTGGAGCTAATGTTTGGTTAGAAAAAAAAGATATTACATATTTACAAGAGTATGTATCATCAACAGCATCTGCTAAAAGAGGACAGCCGAAATATTATGCTATGTTTGGGGGTGGCACAGGAGAGTCAGACACTACATCTGGAAGAATGATGTTTGCTCCGGTCCCCGATACCACATATAAATTTAGAGTTCATTATAACGCAGCACCTGCATTATTAGAAAATAATGACACTAATTATATTAGTTTAAACTTTCCAAATGGGCTATTATATTGCTGTCTATCAGAAGCATATGGCTTTTTAAAAGGTCCAATAGATATGTTGACACTATATGAAAATAAGTATAAACAAGAGGTACAAAAGTTTGCTAATGAGCAAGTTGGTAGAAGACGAAGAGACGACTATACTGATGGCGCAATTCGTATACCAGTAACCTCAGCGAACCCTTAGGAGATAAATTATGGCAATAACATCAGCAATTTGTACAAGTTTCAAACAAGAAATTTTAGTTGGTACACATAACTTTACAGCTACAAGTGGAAATACTTTTAAAATAGCTTTATTTACAAGTGATGCATCTTTAGGTGCAGGCACAACAGCTTATTCAACTTCAAACGAAATTACAAACTCATCTGGAACTGCATACACTGCAGGTGGAGCAACTCTTACAAGTGTGACTCCAACAACTTCAGGAACAACTGCATTATGTGATTTTGCAGACGTTAGTTTTACATCTGCAACTTTTACAGCTAATGGAGCGTTAATATATAATGACACGCAATCAGATAAAGCTGTTGCTGTAATAGCTTTTGGTGGTGATAAAACTGTAACAAGTGGAACTTTTACAATTCAATTTCCAACAGCAGACGCTTCCAACGCAATAATTAGAATAGCGTAAGGAGTAGCAACGGATGTCCGTTGATAGAACATTTACAGTCACGGTCGTAAGCACCGATTCCGGTAATAAATATTATATTGATGGTTCTTTAACACCTACTTTAGAATTAGTAGAAGGTGCAACTTTTAGATTCGACCAATCAGATAGTTCTAATGGTGGACACCCATTAAGATTTTCTACAACAAGCAACGGAACACATTCTGGCGGAAGTGAGTATACCACCGGCGTAACAACAAATGGAACTCCAGGATCATCTGGAGCTTATACTCAAATTCAAGTAGCCTCTGATGCACCAACTCTTTATTATTATTGCACAAACCATTCAGGAATGGGTGGACAAGCAAATACCCCTAATGAAGATTTTTGGGGAGCAGGAAACTGGAGTGCAAACCGTTGGGGCATAAGTGAAATTTTTACAACTGGTTGGGGTGCAAAATTTTGGAACTCATCAGGTTCATGGGGAGATATGGGAGATGAAACAGTTCTTCCAACAGGAATTTCTATAACTTCATCTATAGGATCTGTAACTGTAGATACAGAAATAAATTCTGGATGGGGAAGATCAACTTGGAATGCTGATGCATGGGGTATCCAAGGAGATATATTATTAGCAGGTCAAGAAGCTACAGCTTCTGTTGGATCAATTAGTCCTGCAGATGTAATGGGATTAACAGGAGTTTCATCAATAACAAGTGTTGGTGCACCAACAGTAATAGGAGATATAACTCAATCGTTAACTGGTATATCTGCAACAATGTCTGTTGGAACTATCACTCCTGCAGATGTAATGGGATTAACAGGAGTTTCATCAACAGCAAGCGTAGGATCTATATCTCCTGCAGATGTAATGGGATTAACTG